GGTGCATTGTTCAGAACTAAGGAACAAGGTTTCTTGCCTGAGATGATGCAAGAGATGTACAATGATCGTACTATCTACAAGAAAAAGATGTTGACTGCAAAACAACTTTATGAGGATACTAAAGACCCTAAGTATCTGAATGATGTGTCTCGCTTTCAAAACATCCAGATGGCACGAAAGATTTCTTTGAACTCTGCTTATGGTGCGATTGGTAATGAGTGGTTTCGATATTATGATTTGAGAATTGCAGAAGGTATTACAACTTCTGGCCAGTTATCCATTCGTTGGATTGAACAGGCACTCAATGATTATTTGAATAAATTATTAAAGACAGATGGAGATGATTATGTTATTGCATCGGATACAGATTCGGTATATATTAGTTTTGACAAGTTGGTTAATACTGTGCTTAAACAGAGAGAGAATGAATCGGAGAGTGCGTATCGTGGCCGGGCCGTGGATTTCCTTGATAGAATTGCTCAAGAGAAAATTGAACCTTTTATTAATAAAAGTTATCAAGAGCTTGCTTCGTATGTAAACGCATATGACCAGAAGATGGAGATGGGGCGTGAAGCGATTGCAGACAAAGGTATTTGGACTGCAAAGAAAAGATACATCCTAAATGTTTGGGATATGGAAGGTGTTCGTTATCAAGAACCACAACTAAAGATTATGGGTATTGAGGCTGTCAAGTCTAGTACGCCTGCCCCTTGTCGTGAGAAGATTAAGGAATGTCTAAAGATTATTATGTCTGGTACTGAGAAAGATGTGAATACATTTATTCAAGAGTTTCGTAATGAGTTTATGGAACTATCCCCAGAAGAGATTGCTTTTCCACGTTCTGTGAATGGTATTGCAAAGTGGAGTAGTGGTTCTAGTATATTCCAATCTGGAACACCTATGCATTGTAAGGGTGCTATTCTATATAATCACTTTGTTAAGAAACAGAAACTAACAAATAAGTATCCTCTTATTCAAGAGGGTGAAAAGATTAAGTTCTTAAATATGAGAACACCAAACCCTATGCAATCGAATGTTATTTCTTTTATGACTAAATTACCAAAAGAGCTTGACATTCACAAATATTTGGACTATGATAAACAATTCGAGAAGGCGTTTATTGAACCGTTGGTTTTTATTATGCAACAAATCAAATGGAACATTGACCGCTCTTACGGAACACAGATGACACTTGAGGACTTTTTTGGATGATATTAAACAGGACAGACGCTATTGAAGCTGCAAATGTATTCGTAGATTATTTTTCTAACTTTGGTAGAATTGATGACTATCTTAGAAGAGTAAAACTTGAACGTATGAGTAACTATCCAGTGTCTTTGCCTGGAATGGGGCCTGAAGATGATATGTTCAGTAACTTTGATATGCATCCAAATGATATGGAGTTTGAATGTAAAGAAGTTAGTAATGAGATATTCGTAAACTATCTTGAAATTGTAACATCTCATGCAGTAGAAGTATCTGTGCCAGGCAAGTCCATCAAGTGGGTAGTGTATGAAAAGAATACAGGACAGATTGCTGGGTTTATTCGTTTGGGTTCACCAACAATCAACTCAAAACCTCGTAATGATTTCTTAGGTAAACCATTGAATACAATGGATCCAGCTACAATGAAACGGTTCAATGATTCTACTATTATGGGATTTATCATTGTTCCAACTCAACCATTTGGATTTAATTACTTGGGTGGTAAACTACTTGCATCTATCTGTTGTTCACATCTTACAAAAGATACACTAGATAAAAAGTATGGTGGCCCTTTTTGTATGTTTGAGACTACATCTTTATACGGTACAACTAAGAGTAGTTCACAGTATGATGGTATGAAACCATTCTTACGATATAAGGGTAATACAATGTCAGACTTTGCTCCTCTTATTAATGATGACAACTTCCATAGATTGAATGATTGGTTTAAAGAACGTAACGGTGGTGAACCTCTGGTTGATCAATCTGCTAGTTCTAGGAAACTAAAGACGCAAACCAAAATGATTTCTATTATCAAATCATCTTTAAAGAATATAGAACCAACAGAATACACAAAGTTTGTTCAGACATTTAATGATGCTAAAAATCTAACAGAAAAAAAGAGACAGTATCTTGGTACTTTTGGATATTCAAATGTAAAAGAATATATGAACTTTGAAACTGATACTCTTATTGAGGGTGATGCTTTTGAAAGACATTCATTTTCTGGATGTGTTGATTGGTGGAAGAACAAGGCATCTAAGAGATATGAATCATTAAAGGCAGATGGCCGTGTTAGACATAATCTTGAAACTTTTAATCGCAACCCAGATGAGATACAGATAATACGATGATGGAATATAACGAAGAGAACTTAAAAATAGTATCAGACACAATCTTAAAAAACCTTACACCAGATTTGATACCTTTAAAGTGGAGAAAGAGGAATTCAATCAATCCCATGTTTGGCCATTGTCACCATTCTTCTGCCTGTCTACAGAAAGTATTCACTACAAAGAAGATTAAGTTATATCGAGCATTAGACCCTAATGACGTTTGGCATTGGTGGTGTTTAGATATAAATGAGAAGTTAATTGATCTGACAGCAGATCAATACTACTCTATAGGCAAAGAACCACCATATGATATAGGCGAAAAGGCCTCTATGTTGGGATTTGGTTATAGAAAGAGAACTTTAGAATTACTAGAAAGAGTCAAAAAAGAACTTGACATTTAGTTAATTTTAGAGTACTATATAAAGATAGACATGAAATATTTCATGTTGTGCTAAAAGTATCAAAGGAGATTAACAAATGGCACTTACACTTACAGAAGTAAAGGACGTATTGACGTTCAATCCAAAATCAACTAAACAAGAATCATTTATTGTATACATGACACCAGAAATGGCACAATATATTCTTGACAATCACAACAATGACAACAGGAAGATTGTTCCGTCACAACTAGCAGCAATTCGCAAGAGTGCAGGCAAGTATGGTTGGATGTGGGATGGAGGCGCTTGTGTGTTCACAACATCAGGCAACATCCTAGAGTATCAACACAGACTGCATATTATTGTTGAACGTGGCGAGACAGTCAGAGTTACAATAGTAACAGGTGTAGACCCAGAAGTTTTTGTTCAGGCTGCTCCTGCAAAGAACAGAACTGTTACAGATGTTATCAACAAGAAGGATAAGACTACTACTAATGATGAGGTAACTACTCTTAGACAGGTGTTGAAGAGAAGAGCTGGATACGGCGCTCAAGCAAAATTTAAAAATAGTAGTTTAACAATGACTAATGCTGTAGACCTATGGTATGAATGGAAAGAGAATGTACGACAAGGTATGTTGTTGACACAAGACTTTTTCGATGGCAAGGTTACTAATTTTGATCCTTGGCAAAGACAGTTCAACGCTTGGGCAACTTTGATGGTTAAAAGTGGCAAGGAAGATAGGGTTCAACCTTTCCTAAGTTTGTTGAAAAGTCACAAGTTAAAACAAAGAAAGACTGCTTTGTTTGATGGAATGGATGAATGGTTTATGAAGTATACTTATGAACTTTCTGGTGAAAACAAGGCATCTGCTGTTCATATCATGCTGTGCCACGCAACAGATAAGTTTATTCTTGACCCATCTGGCGATATTCAGTTTGGTTTAGATAATAGTAAGGCAAACCACACTGGTATGCTCTCTAAAGGAACATATCGTGATTTCTTGCGTATTCCACAAGGATCGGAATCAGTTTAAATAAACTAAGGGGAGAGTTTAACGCTCTCCCCACTAACATATGAAAATATAATTAATAAGAATGATATTGTAACACTTGTACTAACAAACGGTGCAGAAGTAATTGGTAGATACATCACAGATGATATGATGTCCTATACTATTGAACGCCCACGTTTGGTACAAGTAAATGAAAAGGGTGTAGCTCTAGTTGATGGTGTTTGTATGACAGGTGATAAGGTAGATGGAACTTTACAGTTTAATAAAACATGTGTATCATTTATCGTACCTACTATGCAACAAATTGCTGAAGGATGGCAAACACAGACAAGTGGAATTCAAGTTCCACAAAAAAGTGTTATTCTATAAATCTCTTGACTTTAGAGAACTTTTATAGTATTATATATTAAATAATAAAGGATATGGATATGACACAACAAGATGAAGATTTTTTACTTGACTATACTCGATTTGTCGATGAGGTAACTTCTGATGCATCTAAGAATGCAGAAGACTTTTCAGACGCACTAGATATAATTGATGAACAGGGTGTTCCCCCAGAACGATTATTGACAGCTGCATTAGGTATCTGTGCAGAGGGTGGTGAATTTACTGAAGTAGTAAAGAAATGTTTGTTCCAAGGGAAACCAATGGATGAACATACCATCTATCATATGAAACGAGAACTTGGAGATATTATGTGGTATATTTCACAGGCCTGTATTGCCTTGGATACCAGCATAGAAGATATCATATATATGAATATTGAAAAGTTGGAAGCACGTTATCCTGATGGATTTGAGTCGTTTCGTTCTAACAACAGAAAAGAGGATGATATTTAATGGATTGGAATAATATTGCAAAAACTGCTGGTAATGAATATGCAAGTTTAGTTGCAGATGGAGTTGAGGCTGGCGATGTAGATTCGTTTATTGATACTGGTTCTTATATCTTCAATGCACTACTGAGTGGTTCAATTTATGGTGGATTGCCATCAAACAAGATTACTGCAATTGCAGGAGCCAGTGCAACTGGTAAAACTTTCTTTATTATGGGCATGGTTAAGTCATTCCTTGATGCAAACCCAGATGCTGGTGTGTTGTATTTTGAGTCTGAATCTGCTATTACACAACAGATGGTTGTAGATAGAGGTATCGACCCATCTCGTATGGTTATCTTACCTGTAACAACTGTACAAGAATTTCGTACACAATCATTAAAGGTATTGGATGCATATCTGCAACAAAATGAATCAGATAGAAAACCAATGTTGTTATGTTTGGATTCACTTGGTATGTTATCTACAACTAAAGAAGTAGAAGATACTTCTGATGGTAAAGAGACAAGAGATATGACACGAGCGCAAGTTCTCAAAGCTGCATTTCGTGTATTGACATTGAAACTAGGTAGAGCGAAAGTTCCTATGGTAGTTACTAATCACACATATGACGTTGTGGGTTCTATGTTCCCTACCAAAGAAATGGGTGGTGGTTCTGGACTGAAGTATGCCGCTTCATCTATCGTGTATCTTTCTAAGAAGAAAGAGAAAGACGGTACAGAGGTGGTAGGTAATATCATTCATTGTAAGAATGCAAAGTCTCGTTTGACTATTGAGAACAAGATGGTTGATGTACGATTAATGTACCAACGTGGACTAGATAGATATTACGGATTACTTGAACTTGCATTGAAGTATGGTATATTTAAATCAGTATCAACTCGTATTGAGTTGCCTGATGGTACAAAAACATTTGGTAAAACAATTAATAATAATCCAGAGAAGTTCTTTACAGAAGAAGTTATGCAACAGTTGGATGATGCAGCAAGTAAAGAATTTAAGTATGGTGGCCAGATGGATATTGAAGATGATGAGGAAGAAGTCATTGAATAATATTGATATCGAAAGGTCTTTTATATTTGTTAGTAATGACAAAGAGGAAGATGAAAAGTGGACTGCACTAAAACTCACTGGTGTTACTGGTGAGTATGAAAACATTATCCTTGAGTATAGTAAAGTTTCTTTCGGTGATGAGACAGAAGATGGCAGTTTGCCCTTGACATTTCACTATGATATAGTGTATACTCCAAGTTATAGTGAAAAAGATTTGCAAGAAGATTTAGACTTCAAGAATTTACTTGGAGATATACTCATGCATTTAATTGAGAAACAAGTAGAGGATAACGATTTACAATATGTCAACACTTCAAACGATTGAACGAACCGCACTTTCTAATTTGATTATGAATGAACCCTATGCTAGAAGGGTTCTTCCGTTTATTAAATCTGAGTATTTTACTGACCCTAGTGAACGAGTAATCTTTGAAGAGATTGGTAAGTTCTGGGAGAAGTATAACAATCAACCTACAAAAGAAAGTCTTTCAATCGAGCTTGACGGCCGTAAAGACCTAGCAGAAGAACAATTCAAAAAGGTTCTTGGTATCATAGAAACCTTATCAGATGCAGAAGTTGATATGCAATGGTTAGTTGATACTACAGAAAAGTTTTGTAAGGATAAAGCAGTCTACAATGCAATCCTTAATGGTATCCAAATTATTGAAGGTAAAGATAAAGAACATACGCCAGAAGCAATACCATCTATTTTATCAGAGGCACTTGCTGTTGGTTTCGATCAGAATGTTGGACACGACTATGTAGAAAACGGTGAAGAACGATTTGACTTCTATCACAAGGTAGAAGAAAAGGTCGAATTCGACTTGGAATATTTCAACAAGATTACCAAGGGTGGATTACCACAAAAAACTTTGAACATTGCACTTGCTGGTACAGGTGTAGGTAAATCGTTGTTCATGTGTCACATGGCTGCGTCCACACTTATGCAAGGTAAGAATGTTCTATATATAACTTTGGAGATGGCAGAAGAACGCATTGCTGAACGTATTGACGCAAATTTAATGAATATCACTATGGATGATTTACATGATTTGCCTAAAAAGATGTTCTCAGACCGTTTATCCAAAATACAAACAAAGACTAACGGAAAGTTAATTATTAAAGAATATCCTACTGCATCTGCCCATACTGGACACTTCAGAGGATTGTTAAAAGAATTATCACTGAAGAAATCATTTAAACCAGATATCATTTTTATTGACTATCTAAATATATGTTCTTCATCAAGGTTCAAGGGGAATGCGAATGTCGGATCATATTTTTACATCAAAGCAATCGCAGAAGAACTTAGGGGTCTTGCAGTTGAAAATAATGTGCCGATTATGTCGGCAACACAAACGACTAGGGGTGGGTACGCCAACTCAGATGTTGGTTTGGAAGATACATCAGAAAGTTTTGGTTTGCCTGCTACGGCTGACCTTATGTTCGCTCTTATCTCGACAGAAGATTTAGAGTCACTTAACCAGATAATGGTTAAACAGTTGAAGAATCGTTATAATGACCCTGGCGCAAACAAGAGGTTTGTTGTAGGTATCGACAGAGCGAAAATGAAATTATATGATTGTGAACAGGAAGCGCAAGATGACATTATTGACAGTGGACAACAAGATGAATCGACATTTGATAAAACGACTTTCGGAGTGGGTCTTGGGGAAAAGGCTTATGAGAAATTCACGGATATCAAAGTATAAAAAAGTAACGTACTTTGTAAATAAAAATAATAATAGATGGGAAGTTGTTGAATTTCCCACTAACGATGTTGTGCGTACTTTTAAAAATAAAAGAGATGCTGAATTGTTATCAGAACAATTGATGCGAGTTAAACCTTTTGGAGAAAATATTCCTCTACCTAAGTTTATGAAAGGTCAGAGGGAGCTTGACATTACTGAATAATCTGTTATTATAAATAGAATAGTAATAATTGTATTAATGGAGAACTTGATAAATGTCAGTCAGAAAGTATTTCCGACAACTAAATCCTGTGGACGAGTCCAAAGTAAATCATGTTGTTAGAATTCAAAGCTCATACTCTGAGTTATCAGAATCAAATCTAAGTAAAGCAGATGTTGCTAAAAGGCAGAATGCCAGTATTCTTCAGTCTATTATTGATGATGGAACTAAAATTCCAACAGACGTAGGTGAAGTATCTATTACTTGGATTGACAATGCACTAAAGGTTGCATTTGATAAAGGTGATTATGACACTGCATTTCCTCGTGGCAAAGCCTCCTTCAATGCATCTAATGGTAAACTCCTAAGAATTACGGAAATAGAAAAGACTGGCACTTTCGGTGGTGGTAAAGGTTCTGGTGGTGGTTCTTCTGGTACACGAGCAGCAGAATCTGCACAGTGTGTATACAACCAAGCAATCTGGAATAATCCAAAAACAGACTTTAACATGTTAGAGTTGCAAGCTGCATATAGTCAAGTTAAGGTTGATGCATCTTGGGATGAGATTGAAAACCTAAGTGATGATTGGGTTACATCTTCTATATCTGTTGCAAAGGGTATGTACAAGGCATTAGGTAGAAAACAATATACATTCCACAGAGGTTCAGACTTTGTGAAAATGATTGAGGGTTTATTCAAAAACTCTGGACAAAATTATTTTACAGATATTAATAAATGGACACCAGCAGATATTTGGATGACTGTGGATAGTTCTATTAGTAACTATGACTTTGCTGCTGATCCTTCACTACCATATATTAATCAAGAATTGTTGAAGGCATATGCCGCTCGTGACATTATAGGTGTGTCACTAAAGAAAACAACAAAGGTTAAGTTTGCACAACTTAACTATAAGAAACCTCACAAATCCCCAAAGTATACAAAAAAGTCATTAGGTAAAAGAGACTTCTTTAGTTCTAAAGATGGTTATCTTTTTGGTGCTGGTGGTATGGAAATGCAATTTAGAACATTCCCTGCCTTCCAAGGCGAACTTATTGGTAATAAAGCAAAACATGGTAAGTTGAGTGGAGATGGTGGCCCAAAAAGTCCAATAGGAAAAGTTCTTATTGCTGCTGGTGCAGAACCAATTCCTCAAAGAAAACAAATTGAAAAACTTATTAAAAGTGACAATGATAAGTTTTTTGAAATGTTCTATGCAGAATATTTACAGGCTGGTGAAGATAGTAAAATAGACTTGAATGAATTTAAAAAGAAGTTGGGTAAAAAAGATAGTGGTTGGTTAGAGTCAAAATATCTAGTAACATTTATGTTTAATCGACTAGAAGGAAAAGAACAGAAGTTCTTACAACTTGCATATAGATATGCTAAGTCTGAATCAGAATCTTCCTGTGTACATTTAAAGGCATATTAATGATAAACTTTAGTTCATACTTGACAGAAGACAAGGGTGGTAAAAATCTACACCTAGAACATATCGAAGATGAGATATTAAACTTTGGTGTGCCAGGCGGTAGAGCTGCAATTAACTTTGTTCGTTCTTTAAGAGATATGCTTGCTGGTGAGGCACGTTCATCCGTAAACATGACTGTTAAGTGGGACGGTGCGCCTGCAATCTTTGCTGGTATTGACCCTGCTGATGGTAAGTTCTTTGTTGCAAAGAAGTCAGTATTCAACGCAACTCCAAAGTTGTACAAGACCGCAAAAGAGATTGATGATGATGGATTATCTGGTGCATTAAATACGAAGTTCAAAGTTGCATTAGAAGAGTTTTCTAAGTTAGGTATTAAAGGTGTTCTTCAAGGAGACTTGATGTTTACATCAGAAGATAAGTCTTCAGAGAAAATTGATGGAAAGTCATTCATCACATTTCAACCTAATACAATTGTATATGCAGTAGACCCTACATCAGATATTGGTAAACAAATCAATACTGCAAAAATTGGTATTGTATGGCACACAACATATACTGGTGATGCATTACAAGATATGAAAGCATCATTTGGTGCAAACATCAAAGGGTTATCTAAACCTTCATCTGTATGGATGGATGATGCAACATATAAAGATGTATCTGGTAAAGCGACAATGACTTCTAATGAAACTGCAAAGGTTACTAAGTCACTATCATCTGCTGGTTCTACATTCCAAAAAATTAATGCACCTATGTTAGCAAAGTTCTTAAAACTACAAGATAGTATGACAGGAGCTCTTGCTGGTGCGTCACTAAAGACTTATAATAATAGTAAGGTTCGTGAAGGACAAAAAATTACTAATCCAAAGGCACATGCTAAGGGATATGAAAAGTGGGTAGAAATGTCAATTCAGAAACAGATTGACAAAGTAAAAAGTGATAAGGGTAAAGAGAAATATACTAATCTCCAAACAGAGTATGTTCGTGAAATGAAGAAACATACGAAAAATTTAGAAAGTGTTATTGCGTTCCAAGGCCATTTAGTAGATGCTAAGATGGGGATTGTAAGTAAACTAAATAGTGTTAAGGGATTAACTGATACCTTTATTAAGACTGCTAATGGATTTAAAGTGGTTAATCCAGAAGGTTATGTTGCAATCGACAGAGTATCCGGCGATGCAGTTAAACTCGTAGATAGAATGGAATTTAGTTTTAATAACTTTACTGCAATAAAGGCATGGGATAAATGAAGAAGTTTTCAGAAATAAGAGAAGCTAGAGGTGACACTGCTGTGTTCACTTTTGGTAGATTCAATCCACCAACAACTGGACATGAAAAATTGATGGATGCAGTTGCTGGACAGGCTAAAAAGAATGTCGGCGCTCCATATTATGTGTTTGCATCTCACTCTGAAAATCCTAAGAAAGACCCTCTTCCGTATGTAAAGAAAGTTGCATACATGAAGAAGATGTTCCCAAAACATGCCAGAAAAATTGTTGTAGATAAAGCAAGAAACGTATTTGAGATTGCAGTCTCGCTACACAACAAAGGCCATAAATCAGTAATAATGGTTGTTGGTTCTGACAGAGTACAAGAGTTTGATACGTTGTTGAACAAATACAATGGTGTTGAATCAGGACATGGTTACTATGGTTTTGATAACATTGAAGTTGTATCTGCTGGTGAAAGAGACCCAGATGCAGAAGGTGTTACTGGAATGTCTGCATCTAAGATGAGAGCTGCGGCATCATCTGATGATTTTGATTCGTTTAAGAATGGACTTCCTAAAAACTTTAAACAGGGAATGTCTCTATTCAAAGATGTTCGTAAGTATATGGGTATTCGTGAATCTTTTATCACACATCAAGTAGAACAGACTGAAGAAGATGTTATTCGTGATATGTATATCGAAGGTACACTATATGCTATCGGTGATATCGTAGAAGATAATTACACTGGTGTTTCTGGTAAAGTTATTCGTAGAGGAACTAACTATCTTGTGTTTGCAGAACAAGATGGTACTACACACAAGAAGTGGTTGTACGAAGTAAAACAAGATAAAGATATTAAAGATAGAAAAGGTACTGAACCAGCCAAGTATTATGCAAAAGATGCTGATGGTGATGCAATGTCAAAGTCCACTAAACAGAAACGTGCGGCACACTTTGCAAAGAAGAAAGATGGGCCTGCGCCAGGAGATGGTAATGCAGATACTAAACCATCTAAGTACACAAAGAAATTTAAAGATATGTTTGGTGAGGAAGACCCATGTTGGGATACTCACAGACAACAGGGAATGAAAAAGAAGAATGGCAAAATGGTGCCAAACTGTGTTCCTAAAGAAGAAGTTCAGTTAGACGAAAAGATTAAAGGGCTTGTTGACAAATCAGATAAGTCTGGTATATCATATGGTATTCTAAAGAAAGTATACGATAGAGGTATGGCTGCATGGAAAACAGGACATAGGCCAGGAACTACTCCACAACAGTGGGCATTCGCAAGAGTGAACTCATTCCTTACTGGTGGTAAGACAAGAACAACTGCTGATGCAGACTTGTGGAAACAGGCTAAAGGGCAAAAAGAAGAAAAAGAAGATGCTCGTGAAGTTGGCACAAATGCCAGAAGGGAATTGTTTCAAGACATGACGCCAGGCCAAGAGAAGAAACCGTTTTCGTTTAAGGAACATACAAAGTGTGGAACACCAGATTGTTGTAACGAATGCGAAACATCAAGTTTAATCGAATCAAATCAATATCGTGTTGGTTCAGAAAAGTACTATGATTTCTTTACAGAGAAAAGAGATGCATATAAAGTAGGAGTTTACAGTCCAGTAGGTTTTGATAAGGAACTGATGGAAGGTGATATCGGTAAATACGATATGTATCAGGGAGAACATGTTCCACTAGATTGTCCTATGATGTTTGAAGAAAAAGATGTAGAACTAAATAAACCAAAGGTCGGTGGGCCTAAAAAATACTATGTGTATGTTAAAGACCCAAAGACAGGTAATGTTAAAAAGGTTACATTCGGTGATACGAGTGGACTAAAGGTTAAGTTGTCAGATAAGGATGCAAGAAAAAGTTTTGCTGCTCGTCACAACTGTGATCAACAAAAAGATAGAACCAAGGCAGGATACTGGAGTTGTAATCTTCCACGTTATGCAAAACAACTTGGTTTAAGTGGCGGCGGTAATTTCTTTTGGTAAATCCATATTCTGATATTCAAGAAGAGGGACATTTCCTCAGAGAGTTTAAGGATGATGTACAAGAGGAAGAATTGATATGGCATCGTGACAAACATACAAGAGATGTAATGGTTCTCGAAGGAAGTGGTTGGAAATTACAACTAGATAATATGCTTCCAGTAGAATTGAAAAGAGAAAAAATATATACGATACCCATGATGGAGTATCATAGATTAATAAAAGGTACAGGGAAACTTGTCGTAAAAATTTGGGAAAAAATAAATGACTAGATACGCTAAAACAATGACGGAGGCTCTGGCAGAGGTTCAGTATAATTCTTCTAAACTTCAAGAGGCAACGATTGATATGTTAGATCACGACAAGACTGACCCAGACTTTCAAAAGTTAATTAAAAAGTTTAAACTGAAGGCAAAAGACTTAAAGGGTGATGATGGAACATCTGTTACTGGTAGTGTAAAAGATATCGAAAAGATGTTGAATACAATGTACGGTAAAGATTGGAAAGACATGTATCAACAGAAGGGTCAAAAGTTTGTTGAGTTAGAACAAGTCGAAAGAGAATCTGTTCAAGAGGGATACTCTACAAAAGAAATTAAAATGGCAATTGGTATTGCATCAGATAAAAGATATGCTGGTGGAAATATGTCAGGTGCTGTCGCTGCTATTGAAAAAATCAAAAAAGGTTTGTCTGATCATAAACAAGTCGCTGCTGTTCTGAAGAGACAGAATGAAGATGTTCAAATTGATGAGATGACTGCTGCAGAAAAGAAACTCATTGATCTGATGTATGATAAAAAAGGTAACTTGACACCACTTGGTAAAAAAGTTATGGATCATGGTAAAGGTAAAAAGGAAGGTGTTGAACCAGTTCAATGGCCATCACAACCATTACCAGAAGAAATGGATCCAACTGATCACGTTAAGAAAAAAGATGACAAGTTCTGTGTATACAATGCAGATGGTAGTATTGCAAAAGAGTTTGACAATAAAGAAGATGCAGACAAGTATGCAATCGACAACCATGACAAGTTGATGGCGACAAAGAAAGAAGGTGAACTTGATGAGAAGTATGACTTGTATCATAAAGATTTTAGTGGTGCAATGCAACACGCATATGATTACGCAAAAAAGAAATTAGGAATTACTGTAGACCCAAAAGAGATTGACAGTAAAGTTGCAACTGGCCCAAAGAAACCTTCTGAGGGTAAAACAAACAAATACAGATTAAAAGGTAAAGGTGGAAACCTACAAATCCAAGTTTACAACAAAGGTGGTTCAAAACCATTTGAGTTGAATATGTATAAAGAAGAGGTTGAACTTGATGAAAACAAAAAGGCAGACCTTGCAAAGAAACTTGCAAAGGCATCACAGTCATCTAAAAAAGGTAAATCAAAAGTAACTTTGAAGAAAGCTCCTTGGGACAAGAAAGAGGAAGCAGACAAACCAAAGATTGACAATAGACCAGATTCTGCCAAAGATGTAGACGCTGCAAGAGATGATAAGAAGAAAACTCGTATCGCTCAACTACAATTACAGATTGCGAAAGCAACTGAAACAATTAACAAAATAAACTCACAGGAGAAATAAATGTCCAAGTATCTTAAAACTAAAGAGGGTAGTATTGAGAGTGCTGTGTTAGAGGCAATGTCTCCTGCTCAGCAAGCTGCAATTGCAATCTCTAAAAAAGAAAAAGAAAAAGAGAAGAGTGAAAATAACTATATTCACGCTGCAAAAATGGCAAAAGAAAAAGGTGAAAAAACCTTTACTATCGGCGGTAAACAATATGACGTTGAGGAAACACTAAAGACTGAGAAGTTAGTTGGTGGACAAAAGAAACTCGACAAAGATAAAGATGGTGACATTGATGGTAAAGACTTTGCTGCAATGAGAAAAGCAAAGAAGAAAGAGTCAGTTGAAGAGTCAGTAAGACCTACTCTTGCTCAACTTGCCGCAAAACATATTTCTGATATGTGGGCTGAAGCTGCAAAAAAGGTTGAGGGTGCAGAAGATGATACCCCAGCATATTTGAGTGGTAAAGGTAAAAAAGAATCTAAAGATGGTGAAACCACAATGACAGGTAAACCTATGAATAAGATTGAAACAAAAGTAAAAGATAAAGAAGACTAATATGCGTCATCTTGTCGAACTTACTAATGTTAATGAAGAAGAATTGCCAAGTATCTATTGTGATATGGATATGGTGATTGTTGATTTACTAGGGGGATATAAACAACTCTCTGGTAAACAGTTTGACAAGGTAGAAAAGGAAACACGTTGGGAAGAAATTCGTGCAAAGAAGGATTTCTGGCATACGTTACCTTGGATGCCTGGCGCACAAAGAATGTGGAAATTAATAAATAAATATAATGCAAATATTTTATCTGCATATTCGTCTAACGATTCAAACAGTAGGCCTGGCAAAAAGGCATGGTTGTCTAAAAACGCAAAACCTACTGGTAAGATTCATTTAGTTAAACGTGCAGATAAAGTAAATTATGCCACAACTGGCAATAATCCTAATATCTTAATTGATGATTATATCAAAAACATTAAGGAATGGGAGATTGCTGGTGGTATTGGGATTCATCACACATCCCCCTCAAACACTATATCTCAATTGAAGAGATATGGATTTAGATAAATAGAAGAGTAAAATCTTTAAATAAGGAGAAAGACTATGGCCCTATGGGGAAACACAGATGCAGATGAAGCGAAACCAAAGTGGCTTACTGCAGCTCAAAAAGAAGACGTATACGCAACATCAAAAGGTTGGGTACAACTAAACGGTAAAGGACTTGAAGAAGTTATTTGCTCAATCGGTGGATTAGCAACAGCAATCGCTGGTGCAGACATTAATAAATCGGCATTCGTTGGAGCAGCATTTGATGTAAGTGCTGGTGGTAATATTGATGTTAGACTTACTTTCAATGAGAAGGTAACTGTAACAGGTTCACCAACAATCGCAATCACTAACTCACAAGCGGGTGGCGGTTCTGCTGCTTCGTTGAGTGCAACGTATCAATCTGGTACAGGTACTAACAAACTTGTATTCAGACATACAATCGGTGCAGCTGGTTCAACTGTATCTGCTGGTGACGTATTGTCAATTGCTTCACAAAACATTGCACTTGCTGGTGGAACAATCAAAGATACTGGTACAACAGTTAACTCTGGTGTTGCAGTTCCTGCT